GTTGTTGTTCTTTGTTCTTTGTTTTTTATCCTTGTTCTTGTTCTGTTTCTTGTTGTCGTCCTTGTTGTTTTGTTTTTTGTTGCGTTCTTTTCTGTTGTCGGTTTTGTGTGTTGTTGTGTTTTATGTTTTTTGGTGTGTTGTTTTGTTCATGGTTTGAGTGTGTTGTTTTTTGTGTTGTTGGGTGTGTTGTGTTTTGTGGTGTGGTATTATGTGGTTGTCAGCCAAGGGACAAGAAAGGATGGTGGTTGATATGTGGTATTGTTTTACTGTTGTTGACACGTATACTGGGTTGGACCGTGGTTTTCGGTGGCGTGAGGCGGTTTGCGGTTACTGTGGGGTTGATTATCGGTTTGAATTGTATGATGGTATGTGTGGCCGTTGGGTTCTGGTGGGTGATTTTGTTGATTTGAATGATGGTTTTGAGTATTGTCGTGATTTTGATTTTGAGGAATTTTATAGGACTTATGGAGAACGGTGGGTGTGATTGAAAATGTTTAAGGTTGTGGTTGATATGTTTGAAGTTAAGGCTTATGTTACTGAGATTGAACCGGGTCGTGTGTATTTGGTTGATGTTGACGGTTTTGAGAAGATTGTTACTGCTTGTGAGGGGATTGATAATGGCGTGGTCACGTTTGAATCGGCTCTTACTAGGGTTCTTGAGCATGATTATGGTGATTGTGATTTTGATTTTGTGTGTTGTGGTGTTGAAAATGGTGTTGCTTCGTATGTTGTCTCATTTTATGACCTTGTTTATGAGTGAGGTTGATATCTGGTTAGGGGTTTGGGTTAAGATATAGAAAGCCCCCCTAGGTTATATGCCTAGGGGGCTTTTTGAGTCTCAATTCTCAAGTGGTAATCAGTTTTGGCGTAGTGGGTTGTATGCTACTCCGAACCCTCCGGCGATAATGCCAGCGGCAGTGCTGATGAACCCGCCGATATCGGCATGTCCGAAGCTCATGAGGCCCAAGCCGACCACGGATGCGGTCAAAGCGGCGATGTAGATGATGGTGCGCACGGTATCGCTGAAGACTGGCGTATAGCCGTCTGTGTTCTTGGCCTTGTCTACGTTCGCGCTCCAAGCGTTGAGCACTTTGTCTATGTCGGTACTGGATAGTTTTGTGACATTAGGCGTAGTGTCCGTCGTTGGGTCGTTTACCGTGTTGGCAATGAAACCGTCAACGCTGGTCACGTCGGCAGTGGTGGTGTTCTGGTCTGTCATAATTCCTTCTTTCATTTATTTCAAGGCTTCTATAAGTCGGGTGGCCCACGGCGCGTTTTTGCTTCCCAGAGCGAAGCACGGCAAGGTGTGTCCGCACTGTTTGGCAACCATTTGCAGGACCTTAACTTGGTCTGGGTGTGTCAGATTATGGATACGTTGGCCGTCAAAATATACCAGACGGCTTTCTCCATTGGGCTGAATGATACACTGCATCATATCCTCCTCATTAGTGTTAGTGGTTGTTGCTTGTAATAGTTGGTTTGCTTTGTTGATTACATAGTTGACGTCAAGTCCGTTGGGGGCTAGGTCGGGGCACCCGGCGTGGTTGGTTCCCGGCACTTCTCGGTGTAACCAGACGTTGCCGTTGAGTCCGTCGTGCCATAGGTGACTCCAGCCGTATCGTCGGGCGATATCGGCGCAGAGTGCGGCGGACGCGTCCATGCAGGCTTGAGTGCAGGGGATTCCCTCCATTCCGCCTTCGTGTTCAATGCTGATGGTTCTGTTGTTGCTGGCGTAGTTCGCGTCACTCCAACTGCCGTCTGCTTCGCTCACGTATTGGTGTATTTCGCCGTTTCCTCCAATGCCGTAGTGGGCTGATGCCGAGCTTGCGGGTAATTGGAAATAGTTGTCTGCGCTGGTTAGATAGCCTACCATGATGTGTAGGGTGATGTGGTCTACGTGGTATCCGTCCCGTCCGTTGTAGTAGTTGGGGGAACCTATCCATGTAATGCCATCCATTGCCTAACTCTCCTTACCGTTGTTTTCTTTTTCGTCGATGTTGAAGATGTTGAGAATATTCGAGCTGGATAGTTCGGGGTTGATTTTCACGCAGTTTTCGATGATTGATGTGATTTCAGTCAGACAAATGCCTGCGCAAGCGGGAATGAATACGGGTAGTTCGATTCCAAGATTGATGTATTCTGAACCGTATTCTACGATTAACGCAACGCAAATCACTACCAGATACGTGAACTTGTGGCCGAGTCCCTCCCTCATTTTCCTGCTGGAAAGTTCGCCGTGCATGATTGCGTTGACTACTCCGGTGATGTAGTCAATCAGTCCCAATAAGAATACAATGCCGATAACGATTAGCTCTTGGATTGACATGAACATTCCTCACTTTCTTATACCTGATTGCTGTAACAGGCCGCCAAGTATCATGCTAAACTCCGCCTTGATTTGCGGTGTTTCGAAACGTAGTCGTCCGACGCGGTAGGCGCTTAATATTTTCTGTGTCATGTCGTCGGAACGTTTGAGCATGATGCAATCATTATCGACCAGTCGGTAGTCAAACGTAAAATCACGGGTGATTTTCGGCTGTTTTTTGGTGATTATATATAGTACTTCGTCGGTATCGTTTAATTGTTGGTATACGTTGAAAATACCGTATTCCGTGGTTCTTAGCGTGAAAGCATAACCAGCGTTGTTAAAATCACTGATAAGGGTATTGGCATTGTCCCTAAAATCATTATTGATTGCATAATTCGCATAATTTTCGTCATATTCGCGTAAAAACTTTCCGAATCTCGATGTGGCCACCTTTGCGCTGAACCCGCCGTAGTCGGCCAGTTCCACCATGATGAACCCGTTGCAATAGCGTTGGTATTGCGTATGATTGTCCAATTGTGGTTTCAGGTTGATATTGAATGCGCTGAAATACGGGTTGGCCAATGTTACGGCGTTACTGCACATGATAACGCGAACCCTATCATTCCAACGGTCAACCGTATTATAAAACTCCTCCAGCGCGGACACTTCACCGCCCAAATACCGCATATTATCGGGGAATATCTCATCAAAGACAATGGTGCGCACTTTGGGGTAGGCGACTGATTTCACTTGTCCGGCCTGACTGAGGGCAATGAAATACCCCATGATATGCCATGTGGGGCGCGTCTTGCCGTGTTTGTCCGTGATGGCGTCCCTGTCGTCCAACCAGTGACATTCTGCTTGATTGCCGGATACGCGAAACTCAAGTTCCGGGTATTGTTCCGCTATGTCCGCGCACCATGTGCCCTTGTTTTTCTGTTCCTCTGCGGTACGTCTCAGATAGATGAATTGCCAGCGTTTTTTAATCCAGTCGCCTACGACCAGTTTTTTGGCTCCGTAGGTTTTTCCGAGACCTCGTGCGCCGACGATGAACATCCAAGGCGCGTGATAGGATAACACGCGCCCATAATCATAATAATCACCCTCGGCTAACAGTTTATCCATATGTACCATTATGGCATGACATGCGGACTTTTTAGAAGTTCGGTGGGGCACTAGCGCCGTCCCATACGACCAGCAGATTATACACAGTCCGATATCGGCTCGGGTATTGCCCGAAAACACCGTCGTTAAGCAGATTATCCAATAAGCCGCCCAATGTGGTTGCCTTCGGTAGCGCCTCGGCGTATGCCGGGCCTTGATGATATGCCGACGCCCATAGTATTTGCATTTTCGCGTCCGAGTAGACTTGCGGATAATTGTTGTAATCCGTCTCGAACTGGTTGCGTTGTCCCTGATGTGATTCGGCGCGTTGCGCCCATGTTTTGAACGCCGCCGATTCTGTGGGGGTAAGGGGGCGTGTAAACGTCCCGCCATTGCTCATGAGCGCCGCTATCTCGGGGCATGTTTTCGCAAACGTCGCGTAGCCTGTCGGGTCGGCGGTTTTCATTGCGTTCAACACGTCCAACCGTCTGTTAAACGACCATTGCGCAATCCCTATGCCCTGCCTGTTGGCTAATTCTACCGCGTCCCATTGCAATGAGCTTTCCACCGTGCCGATGCAGTAGAGCGCGTAACTGTTTTTGCCGTTGCCTGTGGATGGCGTGGCTTGGCCGCCCGAGTCACTGGGCGCTTTAACACTACCCTTGGCCTTCCATGTTTGGGCTGTGGTTTTGTAGAACATCATGGTACCCGCGCCACTGTCGTTGTCGCGGTAATGGTAGATAAGATTGTCGCCCTGTTGTTGTATCCATGTGTCACTGCTGGATGTGCTACCCGGGTTGTTCGAGCCGGTAGGGTTCGAGCCGCTGTCATTGTCGCCGCCGTCCGGTTTTTTGCGCGGGTGCAGATATCCGATATACGCTTTTTGCAGTGGGAGTAGTTTATGTACGCTTGGCTCGGGGTTTTGCGTAATCACGTCGATGGAATCGCCCTGTATTCCATCAACGACAATGGCCACGTGTGTTGACGGGTAATTGGGATAGCAGACCTGCCATATGGCAACATCACCGGGCATAGGGTTCCACGTGTTGTCTTTTTTTTCGAAAATCTCCCCGACTCTTGCGCTTACGGGATGATGCGTGTATAATCCACCGGCCCAACCGGTAGGGGTGATACAATCCTGAACACTACACCCGTACTCGTCCATGCAGTACTTGGCCCACAAGTCCCAGCATTGCGGGCCCCAACTGCCGTCCATATCCCAAAAGTGGTTTTCGGTCTGTTTCACCCATGTCTTAAAGCCAACTGCCATACATACCAGTATACCCCACGGCGTCGGCCGTGGGGTATGGTGCTAGGCGATTGGTGTCAGCGTAGTAGCCAAGTACAGCGATTGGGGGAATGCCGCGTAAACCCTGTCCTGACCTGCGCACCAATTTGCGCCCTGCTTCGGTAAGACTGAATTATATTGAAATGTGGCCTGAACCCGTCCGTCGGTCGTGACCTTGAACGAGGCGGGCCAGCCACCAATACCATGAGATGGGTTCGGGATATTGGCGATATTGGAATCACCCGCCACATAAAAACCCGCGCCAACATAGTAGACGTCCGCGCTTGGACGCATGGAATCGGGGAGTTGCGCCGCAAGCGTGAAGGAAGCGTTAGACTGGTTCAATCCGCTGATGAGCGCCGCTCCGAAGAATTTAAACGCTCCGATGGTTTCATTATACATGAAGTGCATTTGAGAATTATTCTCTATAAGCGTCACGCCTGAAGACCCTGAATGGGACACGGTTCCCGTTTTCCAGCCTTTAAGCCAAGCGTCACGCCATGCCTTAAGCGCCGTAAGCCCTGAAGTGTTGGCGGCGATAAGCTGGTTAAGGTCCTGCGCGGTACCCGGGTATCCGCCCTGCTTGGTAAACGTTGTATCGGCCTGCGCTCTGGTATACACCTCGGAGGCGTTCGCCTTGCCGTCCACCCTGCCGGAAAGCGAAGACACCGTGCCTTGCAATGCCGTTAACGCGGTGTTTTCCGCCTTGCCGTTGATAGTGGACATGAGCGATTGTGTGGACGGCAGTGACGTAACGCCGAGCGCATTGAAATAACCATCCAATTCGGTGATATCGCTCTTGTTGGTCTGCGCAAGCCCTGCCGCATTGTCAGCCGATTTCTTGGCCTCGTCCGCCGCTGTTTTCGCGTTGTTCGCCGCCGCCGTCGCCGTGGTGATATTGGTAGCGTTCGTGTACATCTGATTATCAATCGCAGTCATGGCGTCGGTGAAGTCACCGCGCCATGATGGCCTATCATTCGGATTGTCGCCGAACGTCGGCAGATTATAATGACCGGTGTGCTGTGTAGTAGACATTGTCATTCTCCCTTTGCTAGTTCTTGTTACCGACGCGGACGATGCCGTTCTCGTCCGCAAACATGTTGTCCAATTGCTTGGCGGTCAACCCCAATGTTCCCGGCTGGCTTGCGGTTTTCGGCGCTTTGCCGTCAATCTCGGTCTTGAGCGACTTCGCCGTGTTGGTATTGGTGAGGCCTCCCAGTTGCAGATATCGTTGGTCGGCCGCCGTCTGAGTGATGCCGGGGTTTTCGGCAACATGTTGGATGGCGTCGGCGTTCTTCTTCATCTGCCCGTCGATTTTAGCCATGTCCCCGTTATAGTCGCCGGACCATGTAGGCCGGTCGGTTTCCGCGAACTGGCTTAACTCGTAGTGTTCGGTGTGGTTGGTTGCGGTCATGGTCACACCCCGCTGGTCTCGAAGTTCGATACGGTCGGATTACGTTCAACATAGCGCGCGTCCGCCTCGGATTGCGTGATAAACGCCATGTCCGCCACGGGATTCTCCGGCATACTCTTACCGTAGGGGAATTGGGAGCGGCCCGGAAAATCACCGGGCACGCAATTATCCACGGCGGTGGCCTTCAAGTCATATTCGCGTGCCTTAAGCGACAACCCGTCATACTCCTGCGCGGTCAACTGCATGTTATCGTAATCACCCCAGAACAGTCCATGATTACGCGCATTATCGTACATGCCGCCGAGTACATCCCCAAGCGGTTGTACGGTGCCGTACACCGGGGAGGTTGCCGCGCCCTGCTGTTCCATCCGATGAATCAGTTCAAGCATTTCCGAGCGTAGGTCGTTCATGGACTTGTTGACTTGCGCCACGGTATCCGCAAGAGCCTTGTCCACGGATACCGCAAGGTCGCTGGTGACTCCCTCCAGCCTGCTCAAATCGCATTGGAGGGTATCGAGATTATGACGTAGACATTCAATCAACTGCAACGTAGTCAATCCGTCCCGATACGTGAACGGCACGGACGTGGGCACTCCGTCGTACAGGCGTTGCCGTGGAATCAGCGCGTTAATGGCAACCATGATTACTCCCATTCTCCATAATTATAGCAGTTACTGAAAATAGTATCATACGACCCCCACACCTGCATGAAACACGGTTCGAGACTCCTCACGACTTCCATGTCCACGTTGATAATCGCCTGCCGGTACTCCTGTATCAGACTCACGGCGCTCTGACTACGCCCGGTCACATGACTCCTGCCCTTGGAATTGCTTGAATCATGCTGGTAGTCGGTCGCGCTTTGCGCCGTGGTGTGGCTGGTTGAATCCTGCGAACTGGACGCGGTGCCGGAACTGTCCGCCTGCGACTCGTTGGCATGGCTGGCGTAGCGGGAAAAATCGCCTTGCACGCCGGTCTGCGGCACGTCGCTATCGAAACTTCTCGACGTGGTGGTGCTGGAATTATCCGACTTGCTGGTGCTGTTGCTGGTGGAATCCTGCGTACTGGACGCCTTGCCCGACGACTGGGATTCACTGCCGTTCTCGCTGTCCGTCGTCATGTCCATAGAGTCCAGCGGGTTATATTCCATGTCCAATGTCCGATAGCGCTCATTGAAATACGGCATGATTTCCGCCATAGTCATACCCAAGTAGAAGACGAACATCTGCGCGGTTTCCTGACCAATCTCCCTCAGCGCATAATGTCGGATGATTTTCTCATTCAACTCCGCGCGGTGGTTCTCATCGTGAATCGGGTAATAGTCTGCGCTGAGATGTAGTTTAGTGTCCGTGTCGTAGCCCATGTTAATGAGGTTGCCGAGGGTTTCGGTGTACTCCCCCGGCGTTGTCATTGCATAGGCGCTGAAGTCCTGTGTCACAACACACCTCCGATACCCGCATCATATGAGGCGGGCATGTCAATATCAGTAGTACCGCCGGCGCTGGAATCAAGCGCGTTGGGCACGCCGGAGCTTTGCGCGTCCGCATACTCAACCCAGATGTTCAATTGCGGCCACAATCGGTTAATCTCGGTCGCCGCCGCCTGCCGTGCCTTAAGAAAACTCAACCGGAACACGTCCGTTTTCTCATTAGCCTGCGCCACCTCATCGGAAATAAGCCGTTCCTTTTTCTCGGTGCCGCTGGACTGGATGCCGAGATACCCCAGTACCTCGTTGGTCACTTGGGTTTTCTGCTGGATGAACTTGTCCAACAGATACGGCGTCGTGTTGGGCCACGGCTGGAACATGCTACCGGGGTCGAGCGAGACGTAGCCTATGATATAATCCTGACCATCCTGTCGCTGTTGCAACATGTTCTGCACGGTGAGCTTGGTGCGTGGGTCGGCGGTGATGATGGTCGGCAGTTTCAGACTCTCCAAGTTCACGTCATACGCCTTGTCGATATCCGCCAAGCGTCGCGCGTACTGCCATAGGATATCCTTGAAACTCATGCGCATACGATTATCCCAAATCGGGATGCACTCGCGGCCCGCCTTGAGTTGCTTGTAATGATAGTTGACGCCAACCGGCTCAAATGAGGTAGGATTATTGTACACGTTCAACCGGCCTTGATATCCGGCTTGTGTCACGAGGAACCTGCCGATACGCTTGTCCTCGAAGAACAACGCGCACCCGTATTCACAGAGACACATTTCCAACCATCGTTCATCCACGGTGGGCGGCAACCCCCGCCAACTGAACCGGTTCAACGCCAGTTCCGCCAGCAAATGATAGTACATTGCATCAAGGTCGGCGGCGCGCGTTTTCGCGTAATTGCCACGCGGATGCAACGCGCCCCCGACCCTGTTTTTTCTAGACCTGCTCATACTACCATCATATCACTCATAGCTGATGCCCGGCAGTGGCTCATTATCCGCCCAGTCGGTCACACCAATATACTCGGGCTTGCTCCATACGGTCACACCCCGCTCGAACATGCCCTTGATAGTCAAGCGGTATTCCTCCGGCAGAGTGCCCCTCACATAAGCCCCCTGCATCTGCCAAAAAGTGAATTTCTCCATGCATTCCAACGAGGCGGGCGGGGTAATGAAACGTTGGACAAAATACCCATAGCGTAGCATGTACTCGCCTGCGGCCCTCAGAGCACTGGGGGCGCACGTCTTGAACCTGACCAACACGCCCATGATGCCATTGCTCAGGTTGAACATGTCACCACCGAGCGCGCCCGAAGTGGTTGGCGGCGTCAACTGCATTTGCTGGACTTGCGCGTTGATTCCCGCAATGGCGTTCTGGTAGTCGCCTTGTGCGGCGTAGGCGGCCAGACCGTAATTGGCCTGTGAGGTGATGGCATTGAGTTGGTTGCCCAATGCGGTTGCGCCGCTTGCATAGGCGTTCGCCTGTGAGGTTGATGCCGTATTGGTGGCAATCTGATTCGCCGTACTGGCCGCGGCGGTCGAGTTTGAAATCGCCGCCGAGGAATTGATGCCGTGGTTGGCTATGTCCATTTGCGCGGTGCCGAGGAACGCGCCGCCGATGGCGTTCGCCACCCCCAGCGGGTTACGAGAGGCAATGGCGTTCAGGCTGCCGCCGATGGCTCCCGCCATGCCATTGAGATTGTTGCTGCTGATGTTCTGCTGCACCTGCAAACCGGCCATCTGACTGGTTCGGTCCTGACTGATGGCAAGGGACTGGTTCAACGAGTTTGCCGCAATCGCATTGCTGGCGGTGCGGTTCTCGTTGCCCAAGTTGGTTTGCCGTGCGGCGTATTCGCGTTGCCACATTGCGTTTGAATTGGCGACATCCGCGGACGCCAATGCTTTTTGTCGTGTCCATTGCGCGGATTCCTGAGCGTAGGCGCGGGTGTATGCACTGTTCGCCATAGCCAATGCGCCGCCGTTGTTGACAACGCTGAAATGAGGGAGGTTGGTGACGCCGAAGCTTGCGTTAAGCATTTCACCGCCGTCAATCGGCAGACCACACCCCTGATTGTTGATTTGGAGTGGGGTCAGCGTGTCCGCTCCGGCCTCATTGTATCCGGGGATGTAGAAATTGATTCGTGTACCGGACGGGGCATAGGTGTATGTTTCCCTGATAGTGAGGTTATCTGACTGGATATCCTCCGGTCGATAGTTGACTGTCGTGCCGTTGAGGCAACTGCATTCCACGACGCAATAGGGATAGCAACGGAGTTTACGGAGGTTGCGGTAGCGTTGCGGGATATTGAAAAGACTTCTGAAATTGTCTACCGTCATGATATCCTCGTAACGCATGTCCGAGTCCACGCCGCTTTGGAAACCATAGACTCGTCCATGTTGCGCGTCAACCGACTGGCCGTAGATTTGTGTTACCTCCTGACCATAGCGGTTGATGTAATCCTGTGGGATTTTCGGCACCATGTACACGGCGCAACTGCCTTGGGTAATCCACGGGTATGATGTGCCAGCCGCCATGATGTTCCATACGTAACTCATTCGGGAGTCACAATAGTAGACATTGCATCCATCCGTCGCACCCTCGAATATGCTGCCCGTCGCCGTACTCAAATCGGGTTTCGACTCACTGCCGGGGGATTTGGTCAAATCCGTGGTGCTTACGATGATAACGCCATAATCAACCCAATTCAATCCACCATGCACGGTGTCCAAATGCTCCCCGGATATGATGGAATGATACCGTTGCGCCGTCGTCACCATTTCACTGCCGGTGTCCAGACCCTCCGGCAGTGCCAGATAGGTGCGCCCGTAACCATTCCACTGGCGTTCATTGGCCACACCGATGTGACCACGGGTCACATAGCAACTGCCGAACGTGACATCATGCTGGAAACTCTGCCACACGTCCAGCATCAAAACCAGTTGCGTGCAATGGGCGTTGACGTATTCGACGCGCTGGATGAAGTAATACCATGCGCGCGGCCCCTCCAACCCGGGGTAATCATTGTAGGCCACCAGATAATTCCAGTTCGACGCCTCATTAAATGGGAGTTCGACGCGGGCGGGCGCGTTGAAAATATGCATGGTGGCCGGACGGCATTCCACGCCATCCAGCTTGTCAAACCATTGTTCTTGTGTTTCACGTGAAACAAACCGCACTACATCCCGGTAGGATGCATCCCACGGGACACGGCAGAGTTTCAACGTGGTGTTTGGCGTCCATTCTGCCCATGAAAAATTAGCTTCTACGTAGGGGTTTGCGTCGTCAATCATTGTCATGCCTCCGGTACGGCAAGGCCCGGAGCGCTCACGTGGGTTGCGCTCCGGGCCTTGTATTGCATCTCGCCGTGAGAGAGAGTAGCCAACCGGCCACTCTCTCATTATATCACGCGGTCACGGTCACATTCTTCCTGCCGGATACGCCAAACAGCGTGGCGGTGATATCAGACGTGCCCTGCTTGACACCCTCGACGACACCCGACTCGGACACTGTGGCGTTGGCCGGGGTGCCGGACGTCCATGCGGCTTGCGCGGTCACGTCGGCGGTTCGCCCGTCAATCATGGTCGCCGTAGCGGTCGCCTGCGCCGTATGACCCGTGGCCACATTCGAGACGTTGACGGCAATCGATGCGATAATCGACGGATTAAATCCGATAACACCCTCGCCAACCACCGGCACGTCCAAGGCGGCGGACACGGTGCCCGGCACCTCCGGTGTCGCCGGATTCGTGTATAGGGCGGTCGCCGTCACCGGGATAGTGGTGTTCGGTTCGTCGAGACCGACGACCAGCACGCCGGTGGGTGAAATATACGTGTAATCACTCTTCGGCTTAACGGTGTCTCCGATGGCGTACTCAACCGCATTCGACCGGAACGTAGCCGTGCCATCGTTGGAGATGGTCGTATCGGCAGTGACCTGCACCGCACCGCCACGCGCCACGTCCGACGGCGTGGTCGTGCCACCGCCGTACATGGTGAGCTTAAGTTCAAAGGTCGGCGTCTTGGCCGTCGTTCCGGTCGGTGCCGCCATCTTGGCGGTGGAGCCCGCTCCGGTCCAGAACATGACGGCGGGGGCGAAGCCGGACACGCTGATGATGTGCTGGACGTGCAGGTAATGGTTGACCGAGTTGATGTTCACCGGGTTGGTCTGCTGGGTCATCTCATTGATAACGGGAATATCAATGAGGAATTTGTCGGTGGTGAGGATGGCTTGCACGCCGTCCATGCCGAACCTGTCTTGTGGGATTACGATAATCCGGTCGATGGTCGGTTCCGCGTCCGTACGCTGGAACACGGTCGCGAGGCCCTGCACGTCAAGCGCGGACTTGACTTCAGGGGAGCAGAACAGTACGAGTTCGTCCGGGCGGGCGAACGTCGGCATGTGACGCGCGTTATACCGGGTGGATACGAATTTCAGCGTGTCCGCCCATGCTCGAATCTGGCGCAACATGTCGCGGGCGTCGGTTTCCGTCGAACCCATGTCGTTAAGGTCATGGTTCATATGGACACGCTAGTAGCCGCCCAGCTTAGCATACTCGACGAACTGGTGGCACATGGCCTCGAACAAGTCAACCTCGGCCGCATTGTAACAGGAGGTGAGAATCTGGGAGGTGAGCGAGGCCAGACCGTTTTCTGAGGTGAACGCGCGTTGTAGTGTCTTGTCGTCCGTGGTGGCGGGGTAGAAGTGGGCGAAGTCAAGACGGTGGTAGAGCTGTCCACGTCGATTTTCCACTTGCGGAAATTGTCCGCGCCCAAGTATTCCGCGTCGGGGTCGTACACCTGTGCGAGCGGCATACCTACGGCGATTTCCTGCCACGTATCACCATACGTCTGAGAGGCACGCTGGAACACGCCAAGAGGGTTGTTCCAACGCCATGTGTTCACGTAGGTGCCGCCGATACGGTTCACTAGCGCCGAGTAAAACTCGTTCTTCAACTGGGTGGACGACATGAGGGTGGCCATCTGCCTGTCCATGTTCATTTGGGTGGCCGAGGGCATACGCCTCTGATATTCGGGGGATGCCTCGTTGCGAATCATGTTGAGAATCTGCGCGTTGTTGAATTCGGTGAGCGGGCGCAACTGCTGTTTTGGCGTCACTACTGGAGTGGTTGGCATGATAATTATTCCTTCCTAATCACTAGTCTTCAAATAGGTCGTCGAACGTGGAATAGGTGCCGTTGTAGTCGTCGTCGGTCATTTCCGTGGCGTCCGGCCCCTCGTCGCCGTCCGGGCCGTCGTTCAGCACGTGGTCTGCGGCGGCGTCGCGCATTGCCTCAATGGTTTTGGATAGTTCCGCCACGGTCGCTTCCAAAGCGCTGAGACGGTTGGCCATGTCGGCGTCCTTGTCGTCGCCCGCATCCTCCGGTTCGGTGTCGTCCTGCGTTTCAGGCTCCGGGTTCGGCGTATTGTCGTCGGCGGTCGCGTCCGGTTCAACGTCGGGCGTGGTGTCCGGCTTGTCGTCGGTTTCTGTGTCGTCCATATTCACCCCTTAAAGGAAAAGGCACGGCGTCAATCACGACGCCGTGCCGGATTGCTAGGCTGTGCGGGTTCCCTCGCCGTCGCTGGGCGCTGGCTACGCACGTCTACATCCGACCGAACCGCCTTACCGATTGCCTTACGGTCGGGCCACCGAATCGACTTGGGACGCACACCCCGCTGTTAGTTATTATAGCACGAAACTATGGCCGTCATCATTGAGATGGCGTGACCCCGGCAGAAACTCATCATAGGGGATGGGGGCGGCACGATGCACGCCACTCAAACGCATTACCGTATCGCCACTCGTTTCCACACCGCAATATTTGCGATTGCCGAGAATACGGAGCCTCTCATAGGTGTGGTCGTTTTTCCACGCGCCTAGTTTCCGGTCATCCGTTTCGATTCCCATAGGCGCGTCCAGCCCCTCCAATATCATGCCGTCGGTATCGGCATAGAGCACGCGCCCGGCGTTCGCGTTCATGGCGCGGGATAGTATTTGCCGACCGTAGGCGTTTACATAAGCGGCGGTCGGCAACCACGCCAGACTGTTGGCCGACTCGGGCTTGTCCACGGTAAAATCAACGCCCCCGTCCGCCGATGGTTTCGGATGCAACATGGGCCGGTAGAGCGAGGCCCCGAATTTCCCCACCAGCGAGTTCAACAACAGTTTCGCCATCTGCTTGCGCTCCCCGGTGGCGGTTTGTTTCACGTGAAACCATTTGTCCACGTATGAGTAGTAGAGTCCATGTGATTTGCGGAACTTCCAACCGCCGATATGCTCCCACACGTGGATATCGTAGTTTTCGGTCAGCGTTTCCAAGTCCACATCGGTGACTGGCATAGTGACGACGCCAAGCGTACTATCCAAGCGTTCACCCTCATACCCCCACACGGGTAGGATGTTAGTGAGCGTCGCCGTTTTCCCCGCTTTCAATCTTGCGTCAAACGCCATGACATCGATATGGAGCGGATAATCAGAGTCGTGGTGATACTCCCCGTCATACCATATGGGTGAGCCTGTCGGCATGGGGGCGTCTCGCATGATACTCGGGTAGAGACTGTTCACGTCCCAACTCCTGCAATCCCGATATTCGCCCGGCTTGCTGTACACTATCGCCCCATAGTAGGCGGGACGCATCCGATGGTAAACCTCTTTATCCAATGGCGGGAAATGCCGTCTGAACCCGGCGTAATCCCCGTCGATATAATCGGTCATTGCCATAGACGCTATGGTCGTGCCCTTGAGGTGCAGTGCGGCGCATTCCTGCGCGATATTCCACGTGGTTTCCAAATCATCCGCACCGCCAAATGTTTCACGTGAAACATCCAGTCCGTCATCACGCGTGACATTACGCACGTCCAGAAAATCCACGGTGATGCCGCCCATGCGCACACGAAAACTATAGAAGTTGCCGCGAATGTTGAACGTGCCCCACACGCCGTCCTTGGCCGGGTTTGACTGCAAGGGGAGTCGTGTCAACAGTTCGGCGGCTATGGGCTTGATATCCTGCCATCCGTGGGCGCACCATACTCTCGTATGATGGTCAAGCATGGTGAGACGTATGATGGCGTTTGCCGTCAATGGTTCCGCGCCGTCATCCGTCAATAGTGTTGCGCCGTCTGTTGCCGCCGTCCGACGCTCTTTCATGATTCCATCCTTTTAGTGTCGTGCCGCGCTGGTCATCCATTCATCAAGTCGTGTCTCTACATCTCCCGCATCCGCCTTGGTCTCCCATTTATGTGTCTTATCATTATACCATGCGGCTTCACGTACCACGGTGCTGAAATTCGTGTTGTTTATCAGCCATCGTTTTTGACGGTTCGACAAAGACGCGAATCTTTGGGAGATGCTGGAGTCAAACGCTTCAAGTTGCTGTTCGACCCTATCAAAATCCGCAACCCCCTCGCTCTCGGGAATCTTTCCAGCACCTGCATGTAATGGCGCTCGACCTATAAGCCCGGCGTATTCGAGTATCTCCCGTTCAAGTTTCCTCCTACCTCCCTCTCGTATCATCGTACGCGCGTGGCTTATGCCACGCTCCGAGCCGAACACGTTAGCCCGAGTGCGTGTGAGTTCGTCACGCGCCGAACCGCCAACCGTATGAGTACCCAACACATCGAACGGCGACTCTCCAGCGCGTTCCATCTCACGCACTTCGGCTACGGTATAGCGGGCCAAGGTCAACGCCTCGAACTGTTGGGCGCGTTTGATTTTTCGCCGTGCCTCGATACGGCGGCGCTGTTGCTGTCGTAATGTTTTCCGACGTTTCGGCGGGGCGGCGGCGATTTCCGCGTCGGTAATCAACGGACGCGCCGCCAGTTCCCTATCGAGTTTCGTAATATGCACATCCGGGACAACCTGATACGGCTCGTTATCCCGCGCCCTCAAGGCTTGCTGTTGTTCCCCAAACTCCCGTCCGACACGGCGTGCTACCTGTTCGAGTTGCTGGGCGCTGAGTTTTCCTAGGAACGTTTCGGTGATTTGCTTGGGGAGACGTCCAGTACTGTAATCTCTGACCGCTTGCTCTCGGCGTACCTGTGCCGACCTGATGGCGGCGTTGCGTTTCAGGTTGTTGGCGCGTCGATTGTTTTTACGTTTTGCCACGGCCCTATCTCTCCTTGCGAGTATGAAACACCCCCCGCCGCCAGGATGGAAAAACGGCGAGGGGTGAGTTTGGCGGCAACATCCCTATAGGGACATTACAATACTATCATACGGTGCGGACAATTAGCTTACTTGCGGTCTTTTTCCGACACAAGTTCAAGGTCGAAAAACTTATAGCCACGGCGACTCTTCTTCTCAACCACCTTAAGCACAAGAGGATGGTCCCACGTGTCCGGCGTGCCGAAAATGGCGAACAGATTACCAAAAGCGTGCGCCAACGTGGGCGAGGCGGCGGCAAAGTCACCTTCCTCAGCGTGGATAACAACGCGGGTGGAGGAGTTGATTTCACCCGTCTCTTGATTGGCTACCTCGATGGCCTGCGCCAGCACATTAGTGACATGCAGTGGTTCATTGAGATGTTCATCAACCTTATCGGAGGTCTGCATGGCGTTATACAACGCCATTTTACCATCCATAGTGTCAGTGTTGAAGAAATGGGACACGGCGTTAGCACCGTTAGCCGCAAAATTGTTGCCGTTTGCTACGGTGAGTTCGTTGTCAGCCATGATTATTGTTGCCTTTCCTTATAGGGGTTATTAATTATTTTCCTCGGAGATGATATCATCTTCAACCACGTTGCCGTTAACCGACCCCGGATAGTCGATAATGGTATCATCCCCAAACTCACAATTAGCCCAATAGATAGCCTCATCCATGCGCGTAATCTGCGCATGATACTCGGCGGACATGGGGAGCATGTCCTTGTTAATCTTGCGGGCTTTTTTCATTGCCATGTCAGCCGCGCGACACGCGCCATCCACGACTACTTCGGCGTCCACGAGTTCCCCGTTTTCGCCGCGCGTAACACCGCGCACAATACTATAATGCTTAGCTCGCTTAATATATGCCATAATCATACCGCCTTATTTCAATGTTGCTGTTTCCGTGACATTCTTGCAATGTCCTCATCAGTATACCGTGCATCAGTCAGATTGTCAAAACAGAGACACGCAATTTTGATGATAGTCTGAGCGAACCCATCACACTCCCACGTCTTGCACATCTCATAACATGACGCGCCCTTGACATGACAGACAGCACACCACGCCACCATAGCCGGACAGTAAATAAGCCCGGACAACATTTCAATGTCCTGAGTTCGTGATAATGCGGCGTACATCGACGAACTAGGCAAAATACTCAGACAAACGTCCGCCGCATGTTCGATACTATCAGCAAACGCCACCTGACCACCCTGAGGCTTATAAAAGCCCTTAAGCAGTGCCACAGCACGGCAAAACGTTTCCCAATCACCCTCACCACGATTATATTCACGCAAGCGCAGATTACGCCGACGACCACGAACAACACGGCGCACACGGTCATCATCCAGCACGCCATCATCAAACCAATTCGTGCGGTCATCACTACTCTTCATAATCAACACCTCTCCACCAACAACGTATCAGCCAACGCCCTCGCATCAACCAGCATATGAGCCACCTGAGCATAATCACACGCATCAAACGTCACAGCCGACCAAACCAAACGACGCCCGCCACTATCCTGAGACCGCACCGCATACCGCAGTTCATACGTCCGATTATGAGGACAATACACCAGACACACATCCCCAGACTCAAACTTGGACGGGAACACGGACACAACCTCATCACTCGCCATCACACACACACTCCTCCCCGAAACACACCTCAACAACACCATACAAAAACCCCGCTTCAAAGTCAAACGAAGAACAAGCAAAACCAATATACACACCAGACCCATAAAACACACAACGTACAACATCACGCACGCCATCCAACGCCTTCTTAACCGTATCCGCCGGATACGGGCCATACTTACACACATACGCGGGCGTGAGCTCAAACACCGTAAAATCATCAGGCGTAACAACAAAACACCACATTTGTTTACCCCTGTCACGCTTCTTCGAACGCTTCAATAAAATCATCATTCGGGAACGAATCGCAATCATTATAATCTTCGATAGTCATATTGTTAACCACCGCCACATAATGCAGATTCTCAACAATCACATCAATATCAAAATCGGCGAGTTGCTGACCACTATTCATAATGTAATCCTCGGCGTAATCCTTAATAATGCTATTGTTAATCATTTTTTACTTCCTTCCTTATCGGTTGATACTCACATCATACCACACCACAAAACACAACACACCCAACAACACAAAAAACAACACACTCAAACCATGAACAAAACAACACACCAAAAAACATAAAACACAACAACACACAAAACCGACAACAGAAAAGAACGCAACAAAAAACAAAACAACAAGGACGACAACAAGAAACAGAACAAGAACAAGGATAAAAAACAAAGAACAAAGAACAACAAC